TGGACTGTTCCTCGGGCTGAGGTTGTGGCAGCTTCGATGATGTCGCCGTCAAGGGTTCCGGCGCTGATGAGTCCGTAGCCATAACGTACAAGCTCGACTGAGGTGATCTTTTTGGTTTCGCTTGCTGACGTGTCAACAACAGCCAAAACGTCTGTGTCTGCCAGGCTTGTGCCCGCGAGACTGTTTAGCTGCGAGATCTTAAGGTCTGCCATGGCTTAGATTTCGTCTTGCAGCAAGCGGCCTATGCCTGATTCTAGGTCAATCGCGCTGCTATCCTCCTGCAGCAGCAAGCTGCCCGCAACGCTGCCGCCTGCGCTGTAGCGCAACTGGATCTGACCGGTCGTCACAAACTCAATCTGCGACTGCAGCGCCGTTGCGGCTTCAAACGAGATGCCAACGTTGGTGATCAGCCCGTCAACCAAGTAATACAGCTGCGAGCTGTCGGCGCTTGACACACCGGTCGCTGCTGCCTCGCCGCCGCGTTTGATCGTCAGCACTGCGCTGAAGTTGCTGCCTAGCTGCTGCCGCAGGATCAGGTGGTGCATGTACTGCGCCGCCTCGATGTCGCCGTTCTCGCCAAAGTCCCAGAAGCATGACAGCTGCCCGCTGCCTGAGATCATGCCGCTGACCTGCCGCACAAACTCCTCACCCAGCACCGACGCATCCAGTGCAGCGCGTTGCGTGCTTAGCTCATATGACACCACCTCGCCCAGTTGGCGGTAGCCAGCGTTAGCAACTGCCACTGAGATGGTGTAGCTGCTGCCCGGTGGTGCCAGTGTTATGGCGTCACTTAGGCCGCCGTTCAGTGACGCGCCCCATGTCTTGTACAGCCGGATGCCGCCGACCGCGTCAACGTTGACGTACCACGCACCGGTTGAGGTAACGCCGGGCGGCGTAAAGCCGCTGGCATCAATGAAGTCAAGGTTGCCGCCACCAATGCGGGTGATCTGCAGATAATCGCCTGTAATGAACGTATCGTTTGGGAAGTCAAAGCTGAACCGCTTTTGCGCGACATTTACGTCGCCGGGGTCAAGCGTAGATGTGTAGGTCGATGCGCCAGAGCGTTGGATGGACACCAGCCCTGCATTGCCGAGATAGACCGCCATTACGCTGCCCCCATGGTTGCGACGGTGAGGTTACCGGTCACCGCAAAGCTAAGGTTGACGGTCACCAGCTCGCCTGTGCTGGCGCCGATCTCAGCCTGCGTGAACAGTACCGCTGCCTCAATCCTGCGTGTTGCGGCAAGTTCCAGCCGTAGCGTGGCGGTCGCGGTGGGCGATGTGCCGGATGTGCGGATGATGTTGGCCAGCAGCGCAGATGCCTCCAGCGCGTTGGCGTCGTCTTCGTAGTAATACGCCGTGCAGCTGCCGCTGTAGCTCTGACGGCCGTACATCAGCTTTTGCGCGGTGTCGTCCGTGCGGGTGATATTCAGCGTCTCGACCGAACCGGTCAGCGCCCAGCTGCGGATCTTGGCGATCTGCGTGCCGCCGACGTAAAGCGCACCATCAGAACCGGAGTAATGCTTGGACATCAGGCGGTCACCCCGAGCAACTCAACAGTAACGCTCTGGTAACCAGGGACAGTGTACGAGACCTGCGGCGGCGCGGCATAACGCCATGCGTTGGTGGCCTCGTTGGTGTGCGCGTAGCTGGTCTGCCCGGCGAACACATCCGCAGGCAGGTCAAACGTGCCGTAGGTGGTGCCGTTGGCGGCGTAGTGGTCGGTAATGGATTTGCCAACCGCGTCGGTCACGTTCTCAAAGATCAGCGACAGGCGTTGCCCGACAACGCGGCTGCCGTGGACAAACCTGATCTCAATGCCGTCGATGGACTGGTAGATCGACTGCGCGCGTGCGCCGGGCGTCCATGCACGGCTGGATGGCTTGACAGACGGGAAGGTGCTCATGTCGTCACCACAAAGGAGCCGTTTAGGATGCTGTCATTGATAACGCCGACGTACGAGCCATTCAGCGGAAAATGCGTGGCCGTAATGGTTGTGATACCTGTCTGATCATACTCTAGTGCGTCCACCAGGTAATACTCAGTCTCTGTGCGGTTGTCGCCTGCGCTGTCAACACGGGACAACGATACGGCAATTAAGTCGCAAATTTTCAGTTCTGAAGTGCTAAGTGTATTGCGAGCCGTCTGGAATGAGATCGAGTGCGTGCTGTAGCGCCGGGTGGCAAGCACATATTTAGCGAACAGCGTGGCGTGGTCCGCATTGGTGCAGAAGCTAGTCATGTCGTAAGCCTCTTCTGGCGCCGTTGCTGCGTAATCGGAATACCGAACGGTTGTGGTCTGCGCGGTTTCCAGGTTAAACGCGTTCTGCCCGCGCCATGTTGTGACGACCTGAAACGGCACGCGTTCTTGGGTGTTTTTGTAAATCCTGCGGTAAGTGCCAGCAATGATGCTGTTCTGCAGGCTATCTACGTTAACGTCTGTGTCATTAAACGTTTCTTTGATGGAGCTTTGTAGCGACCCCGGGTGGACCTGCCTGCTTGAGTTAAGAGGCAAAACCGGCTTTAGCCCATAAGTGGATATCACCGACGTAAAAGTGCATAAGAAAAACGGTGCGACCGTCTGCGCCCATGAGATGAAGTTGGTTCCGGTTGAAATGTAACCGTTAAACCGCATGTTGTAGTTTTCATGGAAGATTGCTGTTTCCGCAATGTCCTCTAGCGCAAAGTTTTGGAAGTTTTGATTAGGAAACTTACCGCCGTTAACAAACCAGTAATTGATCAGGTCTGCAAAAATGTCGCTTGCTGTCACAGCAGTTGTGTATGCGTAAGGCGGCGAGCTGGCGCTTGGATCAGCCGGATTGAGCCAGCGCCATTTGGTAACCTGCACGCCTTCATCCATGAAAATATGAACCTGCTTTAAATCTGACGGCGCGCTGAACTCTTTGCTTAGGTCGTACAGGTTGGCGCGGATAATCTTGAGCGTGATGTTGGTGTAGCTGCTGGTTCTGTCGTAGCTTGTTGGGAACGTATTGCTCTGTACGAATTCCAGCAGGATGGTCTCCGGCTTGTCTGTTGATGCCGTATGCACAGCAGTGTTGATCACGCTGTAGGTGTAGTTGCCTGCAGTGGGCGTGTCAGAAATGTTGCTGATGCCGCCCGTTGCGCTGGTGATGAAGGTGCCAACAGTTGCGGTGGCGCCTGTGCTGTTGTTGATGCGTTGCACGGTCAGCGTGTACCGCTCCAGTGCTGTAGGTGACGACAGCCCGTCCGGGTACAGCGGCTTGGCTTTAATTGTGACGCCAGTTGTGTAGTTATTGATTGTCCTTGTGCGTGACACGTTGCCAACGGTCGCCGCCAGTGGATTGGTGATGAACTTAAACGTCGAGTGGTCACAGCTGGCACCAAACCCGAGCGGGCATGTTGCAGGGTTGCTGGTGTAGCCTTGCACGCGCAGCACCGAACCAGCAGGTGTGATGTCTGCAAACGCTTGATTACCGATGAAGTCGTAAGTGTTGTTCAGTGTCGCTTGGCCGTGCGTGACCAGGTAGACGAACGTATGGACAAAGTCATTAGACACCGCTTCTAACAGCGGCGGGCTAATCCACACGCCGCCTTGCCCGTTAACGCGTTTGCAGAACACGATTGGCATCGTGTCGCCAGCATTGGCGTACTTTTGCGATGCGTTCAGCGCTTCAAATGGGATTAACTTCAGGCCCGAGTCTTCGTCGATCCGCTTTTGCTCAGTAACAGCTGGCGTCGGCGGCTGCTTTGATGCATCGGCAGGGGCCTGTGCAGCATTGAGTTTATTGGCCGACTCGGCTAAGTTGTGCCTAATCTGACCCCATACTTGTTCATCTTTCCACTTGGAAACTTGCGTTTCATAATCAGCTAATGCCTTGGAATAACCGGGGTCATTCCATTGAATTGGTCTAATAAAGGTTTCGCTCATAAGTCCTCCAACGGGGTCATCATGTCCTAACCCCCAATGGCCCAAGGATTGTCCATGGTATCTTGCGCCATGGGAAATCTGGCTCTTGCGAGTCGTTGTAATCGCCCACGGTTAAGGCGATTGACGTAAAGTCAGATTCCGCCTGCTTTGCAAAGCCGTAATGTATGGCAAAAAGATTGAACGCTCCTGATGCAGGATTTTCGATGTCCGCAGCAGGAAGCCTCCATACAGAAGTAAGAAAAATATACCTATTGGTGATTGCTGTATCTATGAAGTCAATGTTTGCCGCCGTGCCAGAAAACGTGATACCTAGATCAGGTGTTGCGCTGTCCTTGGCGTCGCTGATAGACCCAACAGTGTATGAATTGTACGTGTACGAAGTGCCAAGGATCGTGCGCGACCCAGGGAAAAAGTTCTGGAAGCTGTAGAGCGGCAACGTATTAACCTGACGGTTTTCAGGGAAAATCAACAGTGTTGATAGGACGCCTCTGACTGCCATTACGCCACCCCTGCCCGACGGCGGACGCTGTTATTGCCTTGCAGCAGCTGGATCGCCATCTCAGCGCCACGGCGGCTGGCGGTTTGCATCCCCATCATGAAATCCTGCTGGCTGACGAAGTTGGTGCCACCCATGTTCATGACTGGGCCAGTCGTGACGCTGACCTGTGGGTTAATGCTAGACGGTATCACACTGGAGCCGCGCTGGCCAGCCGCATACCGCTGCATCGCCTCGGCCATTTTGCTTGCCGGGATGATGTACTCAGGCTCGCCGCCTTCGCCAACGATGCCCATGGTTGGCTTGGTGACAACACCGCCTTCAGCAAATGCCTTAAAGCCGCCGGACCAGTACGCGCCTTCAGCGGCTCGCCTTGCTCCGGCTTCGGCGTTGCCGCCGCCGCGGAGCATATTCTGCAGAGTAAGTGCGTTTTGCATTTGCTGTGCTGCAAATTGAGCCTGAAGAGCTACCTGACCCATAGCAGCTGCCATGTTGTGGCCTTGGATAACTCCGGCGCCTAGAGCGCCAGCCAAGTAGTTTGCCTGTTGCTGGCTCATGCCGATTTCATCGCTAACCAGTTTTTGGGCTAATTGACTCTCCGCTTGTATGGTTTTAGAGCGGAAAAGTGCGTCTGCGACTATATTTTGATTGTGCGCAAGTTCAATAGTAGCGTTTATTTGATTGTACGAGGCTTGTAAGGCTTCTTGTTGTATAGCAAGTCCTTTATCGTAGGCAGCTACAATGCTTGTTATCTGATCGGGTGTGTTACCACGAGCAACAGCCTGTGCGATAGCAATCTGTTTTTCTGCTTCGAGTTGTTTATACTTAATTTGGACTAAATTAGTTTCTAGTTTGGCTTTCTCGATTAAAAGTTTGTTGCTGTTTAAGGACTGCTCGTATTCGATTTGTGCAGCTTGTACTTGCTGGTTAAACAGTTGTAAAGCGATGTCGTAGCGTTGCTGTGCTGTAGTTGCCAGTTCGTACTGCCTTTGAAGTTGTACACCGTACAAATCGTTCAGCGCGGCTTCGGCGCTGTAGCGTGACTGGGTAATTGCGTTGCCGCGATCCAGGGCAGCAATTTGCTGTTGCACTGCTTCGGCAGCTCGGTTATACCTAGCCTCGTTAGCTTCAATCTCTAAGCCCTGCGCCGCGAGCAAGTCTTTGATGCGTTGTTGTTCCAGGGCCTGTTGCTTAGCGCTTTCGTTACGTGCAAGGGCTTTGTTGACGAGATCCTGTTCAAGTCCTGCATTATCGACACGTATTTGTTTAGCTTTTTCTGCGTATTCTTGGTTTATTTTTTCAATACCTTGGCGTCGTTCTATTTCAATATTTATTTGCTTTTCTGCTGCGGTGCGGCCTAATGTACGTTGAGCTTCTAAAGCTATAATTTTATTTGTGTTTTGTAGTTCTAAATTTTGTTTGTCTATAAAGGCTTGCAGTTTAGCAATACGAGCCTCTTCTTGCTCATTTATTTTAGGTAAAATTGTGTTACCTATTGTGTTGAGTATGGTGGTTATTGGGTTAAGTAGAGGTGCAAACTTTTCTAAAATAGAAACAATGAAGTTAAATCCTTGTACAACTTTAGTTACGCCCTGTAAAATTAGCGCGAGGGCGTTTATGGAAGGAGTTCCTAAGAGGGATAAGGCTCCTGAGATAGCCGCTACGAATTCACTCCATGCCGAGTTTAAGGCTGTTACAGCGTTACGGCTTGTTGTTACTGACTCAGGCAGTAGACCTGTTTGGCGTGTTACCTGTTCACTTAAAACGGCTCGTGCTGCTTCGACTTTACCTGCTTCTGTCAGTCGTCGTACTGTAGTTTCTAATTCTGCGTTTGTGGTTATTACACTGTCTCGTAGAGCGTTAAAGTCTAGACTTTGGATAGCATTACCTATATCAGCAATTCTTTTTTGTGCGTCTTCGAGTTGCTGCCCTATTGCGGAACCGAGGATTTGGCCGCCAAAGCCCGCACCAAAGAATGAGCCCAGTAGGCCGCCAGCTACTTGCCCGGCGCCGCCTCCGAACAACAAAGGGAAGCCTGCGCCAAGAGCCAGATTTTCAGCTGTTGCGCGGGGGTTAAAGCCTAGCCCCCCGGTTGCTTTTTTCTGCACCCCAGCCGGGGGACTAACAGGTCCTTGGAAGCCGAAACCGGCGTTTTCCATCGCACTGGTGTAGTAGGCATCCCTTGCTTTCAATTTTTCAACTCTTCGCGCACGTGAAACCTCAAGTCGGTCTAATTGTTGTAAACGCTGAGCGCTTTCTGTTAGTTCACGGTTATATCTATCTTGTGCTAGTTCCAGCTGCTGAATACCTCTTCCTGCTGCGTTCAGCATTACTGAATCGGGCAGTGCTTTTATGCGTGCTGTTTGAGCGGCAGCTTGGCCGATACCGGCGTACAGACTCTGGATTTGAGATAGCGGCCGTACTTGTTCTTTAAGCGCTTGGGCATAACGAAGCGCCATAGCCGCTTCATCTGCTGTTCGGGCGCCACCTAAACGTTCTGTGGGGCCGGTAATAAGCCGCCGCGCTCCACCGCTCATTGCGGGCGCGCCGGGAGCAGCTGCGGGTAACAGTAATTGCGCAGCCGGTGCGTTTCTGTTTAAGTTTGCAACTTCTTTAGCTATGCGCTGTTGTCTGATAAACTCTGCTGTTTGTCGATGCGCTGCTTGAGCAGCTGCATCTGTGCGCTGTGTAAATTCTTGTTGTCTTTTAT